GCGTCATAGCGCGCAGGGGGGACGCGTCCCCCCATCCCAGGCTTGGGAGGCAGGGCCTGGGACCACCGAGGAGTTTTCCTCCGTGGCCCTTTTACTGCAGGGTACTCCCCATGTCCGCAGCCCCTTACGGGGTGTTGCGGTCCCGGCTGGTTCGCCAGTCACAGCGCCACCATTCCAGGTGGCGTTTGGAGCGGAGAGCAATTTTCCCGCCCCCCCCGGTACTTCAATGGAGATTGGAGTGCCGGTCCAAGGTTTCATGCCGACGGCGCCTTCTTTTGAGGAGGCGTTTGATCTGGAGGCAGAGGAGCCAGGGTCACCAATTCCTGACCCCGCTACGGCGACTGGACCGAAGAAGATGTTAACCATCGTCGACGAATCCGGTGAGGTCCTGTCCGGACTTGTGTCCAACTCAGTACACCGTGCGCTTATGCGCAACATAGTCCGACAGAAGAGAGACTTCAGCAAGAAGAGAGAGGAGTGGATCAAGAGGGTGATTAAGGCTAACCTAGTCATCGCGATCCTCGCCTCCCTCCTCCTTCCCGTACACTCTCACAACGACGATTTTTCCAATCAACCGAATACGGACTGGAACAAAGTCTTTGATGAGAAGATCAACAGCTTCAATGCATGGGCTTCGAACATGAAGCGGGACATCGCAATTGAAATTTTCAAGACAGTTTGGAGAACTATGTTCAATGCTTTGATCGCCGCACCAGGGTTTGTATACCACGGAACCAAGTTCATCACTATCGACATTCCAATTCGTGTCTACCAAGAAGGGAACGTTGTGTTGGCCGTTTTTAACTTGACCTTGATTGCAATTTTCACTATACTGATTTACGCCGCAATGTGCTTCACGTACGTTCAGCTGAATCAGTGGTGGAAAAAGTATTCGTTGGTTATTAGGAACACGAACAACTTGATGCGTGAGCTTCCATGGATTCTTCGCAATGCAATTTTCTTTTGGAAGAAGCCAATTCTGGTTCTCGGAAACGAAGAAATTGTAACTGCAAAGAAGAATGCTCAGGGTAACTATGATCTGTATATCAACGGAAAAGTCATTGAGACAGTTCAGGCTCCCAAGCCGATCGTCAAAGAAATGGCTTTTTCCGGTTCGAGGAGGAAGGACGTCGCCAAGGTTGAACACCTTGACGACCGTATTCTGCGCACCCAAGTCGCGTTTTACTATCACAAAGACGATACTAACGAGTATAGCTTTGTTGGTCAGGGAACGCTAGTAAAGGTTGTAAGGACAAATTCCATTGTGGAAAATTACGTGGTAACAGCTGCGCATGTAGCAGACGCTAGCACTCATTTCTCTGCTCTCAACGCTCATGGTAGCGCTGGGCAGAGGTTTGTCTCGATTCCAAAATACGCTATTAAGACTTCTTACCAGCGTGTTGGCGACCTTGACTTTGCGGCGTTTGAAGTCTCTCAGAGTCAGATCTCTAAGGCCTGTGTGCCGATGTACCCTAGCTTGACTCCAGCAGTGGCTGATGCCTACATTCTGGAGAACAGCATCGGGGAATGCGTTGGGCTCGGTGATCCCTTCACCGACTGTGGAAAGGGCTTTTTCCACAGCCACGGACCTTATGTCGACTCTCCCGTTCCACCCGATGATGGAACCCATTACATTGGGGGACATCAGATTTCTACCAAGAAAGGATGGAGCGGGTGCGGAATCTTTCTCCGAAAGGGAAGCGTATTGCATTTGACCGGCGTCCACATCGGACAAGTCGGCGAAGTAAATTCGTTCGTGGTTTACGAACACGCGGGCGAATGGCTTTCCAATTACGATAAATCCGAAAAGGAGGCTGCTGAAGGCTCTGGACAAAGGAAGAATCGTAAGTACGGAGGAGGTGATGGAAGGAAGGGATTCGATGCAAAGATGAGGCGTTCTGACAAGAACGATTATTCTAACGCAGGCGGAGACTATGCCGGATACGCATCGAAAGATAAGCGTGAATCCGTAAAGCCCACAACCGAAGAGCAAAGCGATTACGAAAGCTTCCCCTCTTCTGACGACGAAATTCAACCCGTCAGAGAGAAGAAGAGTAAGGCTAAGTCTCAGCAATCCAAGCTAAACGAACAGGCGAAAGCCCAGAAAGCTTTGGAAATGGTTATGCAGAAACTCCAAGCGAAGAATCCGGCTTTTCAGCCCCCTGTCCAAAAGCCGCTGACAGGGGGAACGGCGGTGACATCAACAGAGAATCAAGCGAGGGTTTCTTTCGGCCCAGAGCAGACTACCAATTCCACGCCCCAGTTGCCCACGACGGATATCTCGTCGTCGGAAACTGCGCGCGGAAGGAGCAGGGAACGAAGCGTCCGAAAGGAAATGAATACGTCCGAGCACTGTTCAAGGAATGGTTCCCCGGTATCGAGGAAGAATTCCGACACCCAGAATACTCCCAAGAGGCAGTACTGCAGTCTATCACCGAGTACCACTCAGAGAAATACGCAGGAGTCAAGCTTCGAGGAAGTGATCGGAAAATCGCGCAAGAAAGCTTTACAGAAAGCTACAAACTCCATGGCTTTAAATGGGCTTTCCCAGTCCGCGATCGACTTGATGAAATCTCTCTCAAAGAACGATTTGACAATCTTATCGAACAAATTGAGTGCGACGTCAACGCCAAATCCACCCCAGGGTACCCCTACCGCCTTATCTACGACACAAACGGCGGAATGCTCAAAGAGGCAAGAGATTACCTCAGAGGCGAAGTCTGGGAGCGCATTAAGAAAATCTACTTCTACGAAGGAGAATTCAGCGCATACCAAACCCGCCGCACCGAGTGGATCTCGGAGGGCTTAAGGGATCCCGTCCGGCTCTTCGCCAAAAAGCAAGCGATTCCAAATCGCAAGAAATTGGCGAGAATCATCTCCAGCGTGTCCTTAGTGGATCAGATGGTTGAGCGCTTTTTCTTTGGGCCTTACGCCGAAGCTGAAAGCGATTTCTATCCGAAGTTGCCCACTAAGAAGGGAATTGGATTCTCCCGAGAACACGCCGCCTTAATCGGACAGTCAGTCTATGAGACTTCAAAAATTCTCGACACAGAGCCAGTGGCTTCAGATGTTGAGGGTTGGGAGAAGAATTTTTCTCAAGACCTTGCTGACGCCTTCTCCGATCATATGCAACAAACCTGTGAGAACAGGAATGAATGCAAGATTGCCCTTGCAAAGGCATGTGATTGGTGGAGGTATTCCCTACTCAGCACGCCTTACGTTATGGACGATGGAACGTTGATTGATTTCAACGATCTTAAAGTTCAGCGTAGTGGCGATTTCTTGACTACTTCTTCTAACGGAGTTGGTCGAGGAGTTTGTGCTGCTGCTATAGGGTCAGCATCCGTGGAAATGGGAGACGATTGCTTAGAATGG